TCCCAACTATAAATAGACGCATCCATTTCTACACTGTCTGCATCCATAGTAAATGTATCATCAAACGTAAAACGAGCATCGTCTGTCGAAAATCTTAAAGCCGATGCTGGAAGTCTAATAATACCAATTTCTGATTCTATAGCAAAATTGACTTTTCTATACGGATTATTTAGTATTTCAGCTACAGATAAACCTGTAAAATCTTTAATTTGTGTATTTCCAAGTGTCCAATAATTAAAGTTTGGATTTGGGTAAGTATTAATAACACCATATCCTGGGGTAGTAAATGCTGGTGTCCCTGAAGCATTCGCAAATTTAGTCCCTGAAACACTTGGTTTATGAGTAAATTTAAATCTTTCGAGATCTTCTAGATTTATTCCATATCTCCTAGCACTTCCGTCAAAAGCAGGAGTTGATTTTTCTAATAAAGTGAAAGGGTTTCTATCAATTTTTTGAACTTTTCTAATCGCTTTAGCAAGATTAATTTCAAGTTGTTTTTCTTGTTCAAACCCTATAACCTCACACCTTAAATCTAATAAATGTATATCTTGCGGTGTAAGTCTCGGAAAATTTAATACTGGTAAAAATTCAGAACTTAATGTGGTTATATTTAGGGCTGAAGCTATAAAATCTGTTATTGATAAAATTACTTGATTTTTACTTAAAGTACTAAACAATTCTCCAGCTGTACGATGGTTTCCTACAGCTTTCATTTTTAAATTAAGTAATTGACGGATTTGATAGTTTAGTATCCTAGTTTCAAGTTTTGTGCTAGTTGTAATTTTATTCTTAATTTTAACCTCTCCAAATAAAGCAAGACCGATTGGATGTAATAATTTTTTTACAGCATCACGATATAGATTAATACTTTGTCCTACTTTTACAACATATGAAAAATCTTGATAGTAAAACGAATCTTGAATACGTTTAGAACTTTCAGATAGTTGTCCATCTGAAGAACCAAATCCACCGATTTGAGAAGTTACAGCATTTATTCTTACACGAATATTCGGATTTGAAATAGAACAAATAGTTGCAGTCGCATTTGAAGTCAAACCTTTAATTTTCATATTAATAAGGAATTGACCTGAATCTTCTCTTACAAATATATCAGTATCTTCGTCTAGTATATAACCACTTTCATCTTCTTTTAAATATCCATTAAAAGATGTCCCTTCTTTTAACTTAATTATATGTGTATCAGCATCTATTTTTTCTAATATAGCTTGAGCAACTTGTTGTTTTTCACTTAAAAGCTTATCACCATTTTCTAAAATTAAAGTATCATTAATATTTCTTTCTAAACGAATAGTTTGTGGTTCACTTACAATCGTTTCACCTACTAAAAAGTTTGCTGAAGGATTTTTAATAATTGCTGAAAGAGGTACAAAAAAATAAGGAGGATTCACATAATCAAAACCACTCTCTGAGGTCACGATACTTGTAATTCTACCAATACTGTCAGATGCTGCTAATATTTTACCATTGGCTCTTCCAGCTCCAGTTGGTAAAGTACAAATAGGAAGTTTATTATAAAAAGCACCACCTGAAAGTACAGTTGCTTTTTTAATAGCACCTGAATTAGATTGTTCAAAGTCAATTTCTCCCAATGTCTCACTAAGTAATTTACCTGTTCCATCTTCTAAAAGAATAGAATCTCTATCGATTTCTGAAATAAATCCAGATGCAGATAATGTTGGTGATAATTCTGGTCCACCAGTTCCTGTATTATTAAAAGTAACTGTGTCACCTATTTGATAACCAGTACCACCTGCTGCTACAATTAATTCAGAAACAGACCCAGGAGCGATTTCTCCTACCTCTGAACGAGCAAGAACTCCTGTTGGTGAAGAAAAATAAACTAAATCTCCTATATTACTATAAGTACCACCTTTATTATCAATAATTGAAAATTTTTCAATAATTGGTAATACAGTGCAAACTATTGGTGAGCCATTAATAAAAGAATTTCCAGTAATGGTAAATGTTTGAATATCATTTGTTTGTTTAAAAATACCTGTGATACTATCTTTACTTAATGTTAATTCGGCTATCTCTTGCGATAGATGACGAAAAAGAATTACGTTTTCTACTCGAGCTGTTGCTTTTTCAATATTACCATTCGGAAATACTCTTGTTTGAGTAATTAATTCTCCTATTAAGTTACGAGCATCACCAGTGGTAGCAATAACACGGATTATTTGTCTTTCGCCCCATTTACCATCTGATACACGAAGCAAATCAACTTTAGGAAAATATATTTCAGCATCTTCATTATATAATATACGAAAAAGGAATTTATATGAATCTTCTGTTCCTTTCGATAAATATAATTCTTTAATGTGTTTTGCTAAAAATCTTTTGTTTGATATAACTTCTCTGGGTATGTTTTGTAATACCTCTCTCGTAAAATATTCAACAAACATATTAACTGTTTCGTCAATATCTCTTATATCTTCTAAATGTTGTTGTGGGTAAAAGTTTTCAAGAAATTCATAGTATGCTTTTAAAAAGTCAATAAACTTTTGATTGTCATCCCTTACAAATTCAGGGACCTGTTTATTAACTACTATCGAAGCTGTTGCTTTTACTGCCATTGCTTTTATCTACTAGGTGTAAAGATAAAATCTTTTCCTGATACACTTTCACCAGAAGCGATTTTATCAGATATAATATTTACTTCTATATCTTGTTCTCTTATAAATGTTAATTGATTTCTTACAGATATTACATCATATGAAGCTGGTTCTACTGTAAATACTACTTTACTATTATTATCGCCTTGTGTTATATTAATACTATCAATTAATATTTTACCAATTGTATAATTTACTGTTCCAACATATGATGGTGTATAAATTTTAACATTTTGACCAGTCAAATAAAATAATCTTAAATTTCCTATCGCATTATCTTCAATATAATATGTATTATTATCTCCTGCTATTTTAAATCCTGATGAAAGTAAAGAAATAGAAGCATTCTCTGTAGAGGTTGGTCTATAAATTGGATTATTTAATTGAAGTGTATATTTTGTATTTGTATTGAACTGTGGTGTTAAAACATACTTTAAAGATATCTTAGTAATGTTTGAAACTATACTACTTTCACTAGTATCAATTAAAGTTGATAATGCTGACTCACGAAATACAGAATCAAATTTATTTAAATTACTTGTATTAAAATTTTTAATTGTGTCAATTACAATACTTTTTATAGTGTCAGAACTACGTGTTGTTATTTTTGGATTATAATACACACTAGAATTTACTGAAATGAATAGTATTTCAGGATCTACTATTTCAGGAATAATACTTACTAAACTTTTTGATTTTATAATATCTTTGATTATAATTTGTTTTGTGCTTTGTGTAAGAGTATCTCCTGTTTTTGGTTTAATGCAAATATATGCTTTTCCATAAGTTGGTGGATCATTTTCTTCTCCACCCCAAACAGAAATAGCATCTACGTTGTTATAAAATTTAGGAATAATTGTTTTATAATCTTGAGCTGTCACAGCACGATTTTGAGCTGTAAAGTTTTTAGGAGCATTAAATTTTATACTATCTATTGTTTCAGGTATAGACCCACCAGCTGCGATTGCTTTAGTAACAATAGATAAGTTAGCTGTATTTGTAAATGCACTTCCTGTATATGTAAAAGTACTTGTACCATTCGGTTCTTCTTCATTACAAACAAAATAATCTATAATAATATTTGCACCATTTGCTGGAGCAAACCCTAATAAACCATCACCAAAAGAAATAACATAATTACCTTCATCATTTTCTTTTAAAAAATAAACACGTGATGTTGGATTTAAGGAAGCAAAGTTTTCGGAAAGTGTATATACTGTATTTGCTGCTGAACCTGCAACTTCCTGAACATTTACTTTAATTGTTGAAGTATCAACTTTAGTATTTGGAAGTGTGTACGTTCCATTATTTACCATTGAATATGTTTTCTGTAATAATTTACCTTCAATTATAGGAACATTTAAAAACGTATATGTATTTGAAACTGAACGAGAAACAGTAATAGCACTTTCAGTTGAAAAATTATAATTTGCTCCAACTAAATTTGATTGAAATATAGTTCCTGCTGGTATAGTAAGAGTAGTTGGATTTCCTGTTACATTTGATGCAACTATGTCTATAATTGCTCTTGATGCTACACTTGATGTTGGGGTATATCCTAATAATTTAGCAAGACTTACAACTGATGAACGTTTTACAGCACTATCTAAAAACATTTCATTAACACTTAAATTATAATATAAAGCATTATAATGTGTATTATAAGCAAGGATATCTAATAAAATTGAAAGACCAGATCCTTCAAAATTATAATCGGTAAATGCGTTTTGTGCTTTTAAATATGTTTTTATATTCTTTTTTATTTCATCAAAATCTAATTCCGTGACTTTAATGTTTCTACTTGTTTCAGCCATTATCGTGTTCTTTCAAGTGTTAAGTTTAATTCTATTGGTGTAGCTGTATTAATAATTTTAAATATAATACGAATGTCTACGTAATTTTCATCAGGTCGTACATTAACAAAAACATCAACTAATTGAACTCTTGGTTCATAATTTCTTATTACATCTACTATACTTCTTTTAATAATAGAGACAGACATTTCTGTCACTGGTTCAAATAATAATCCACGAACTTGACAACCTATTTCGCTGTGAAATGGTCTTTCAAAATTTTTAGTAAGTATTAAGTTTTTAACACTTTGTTTAATTGCTTGCTCGTCATATTTTATAGCTACATCTTTATTAACTGGATGTGCTGTAAAATTAAGATCTAAATCTGTAAATGTTTTTGTATTTGTTGGCATATCATATTTAGTTATACTATATTAATTTTATCCTCCTATATTAACTTTTGGTGAACAAAGTGGTCCTACCTTATCACCACAAACTATTGGGTCTAAAAATCTAACTGCCATTTTTCCTTCTATAAAGACTTTAAGTGAACCCTTAAATACTAATCTAGCTGCTCCAGCATGTGGTATAAGACATATGTGAGTCATGTAAATGGTATGAAGTGCTAATGGTACAGGCAATCCATTAATAAATGTTTTTAGACTAACTGGTCCTAGAGGCAATGTAGCTGGCCAACATCCATGTCCTGTACTAAAAGTAAGTATTGTTGCTGCTAACGGCATATCTATTTAACCTCTGCTATTAAAGAGAAACCATCTGACACTTTTAAATGATCCCTCATAGTAAGTGTTTCAAATCTATTTCCTGAATATTTCCATGAACAATGTAGCCAAACTGATTTTTTACCCGCATACGATAATACAATACGATCAAACCCATAAGGTAAAGATAAAACTAAATCTGTTGCTGCTTGAAAATGTTGAGCTCTATTCCAGCTTGAAAATATAATATCAACAGCTTCGCCTACATAATGTTGAGATATATCAGGAGAACCTGATTGAATTTGATTATTTCTATATCCATTTACGATTAAAACATTTTTAAATAAATCTTTCATTGGTTCAATAAGGTATGTCGCTATTCCTTTTAAATTACAAACTATTTGTTTTGGCTCTATTCCCATTTGTGCTATAATAGGAATACTACCATTTCGATTTAATGCTCCTAATTGAATACGAGCAGATAATTGTAAACTTGGGTCATAACTAGTTAATCCATAAATATATTCACATTTTTGTTCTGCTGTTTCAATATCTGATTTAATTGTTGGAGTAGTTTTAAGTAAAACATTACCTAAATCTAAATTCTTACGAATATATAAACCACGTTGTACTTGACGCTCACGATGTTCAATAGCATCTCCTTCATCTGGAACTTCATAAACAAAATATTCTCTTGCTGAACGTGAATTAATTTGTAATTCAGGTATAACTGGCATTTGTGTATCAATAATTTCATTACTTGTAAGTGCTAATCCTGAAGGAGTAAATCCATTACCTATATCAACTTTACTACCATCTAATTCTAACACTTGAGATGCTCCTAACGTAGCCATTCCTTTTGACTCCATACGTATTTGTGAAGCAATTAATCTAAACTCTCCACCTACGTTTAAATTCATATCTCCAGCGATTGTGACTTTACAATCATTATTAATTACAACTTCACCAGGACCATCTACTCTTAATTTTGCTCCAGCTTTAAGTACAGCATTTAATTCACCATAAACCGTTAAATTTTTTGTACCACCTACCAATTCAAAAGTATTTCTTTCGCTTATACAATAACGATCACCTACAACACGATCAGTTAATGTACCGTTATGATCCCACTCCATCCAACTTCCTCGTTTATGAAATATATTAATTCTTTCAGCATTTGGTGTATCATCTAATTCAAATACATGTCCTCTTTCAGTTTCAACAACTTTATTGAAAGGGTATTCAGCATTATAAGGTATTTCAGATTGATCCCAAGTATCATAATTAAATCTTTCAATGCCTAATGCTCTTGCTGACTCTTTTACATAAACTGAAGTTTTATCTATATTTTCATGACGTGCTAATCTAGATGTATCTGGTTCATTTACATAATCTAAATATCCTGAAGCTACACCAAATGAACCTGCTGCTGGATTTGAAACTAAACCAGCATTACCAAATTGACCACCATCAGTAATTGGTTTTACGTATGCGGTGTTTTCATCAAATAATGTTCCTCCTAAATTTGGTACACCAACGGAAGTAAATTTTTTTGCTGCAGCTGATCGTCTTGCTTTTTTAGTTGATGATCTACCACCAAATAATTTACCACCTAAACCACCTAAAGCAAATCCACCAAATCCTCCAATTAAATTT